GAAGGTGTGCCAGCAGCAGAACTTGGCTGGCTTTTGAACTTTGGCGATGTGCCTATCAAGGCATTTGCTGATGCCATCGTGGTTGAACCATCAGGTGAACTTGCAGTCATTGACTTCAAGACTGGTAGTTTCATGCCAGGATCATCTATGCAGTTGGGTATCTATGCTTGCTGTATGGAGATGCAGTTTGGTATCCGTCCAACCAAAGGTTACTATTACGATGCCCGTAAGGCTGAGTTCAAAGAGGCTGGCGGTATAGATCGTTGGACAATTCCTGTAATGACTGAGCTATTTGCCCAGTTTGTACGGGGAATTGATGCTAACATTTACCTTCCAAACATTGGAATGGCCTGCTCTACTTGCGGCGTAAAGGACTACTGTTACGCAGTCGGCGGACAACTTTCACAAATATACGATCCACTAGCAGAAATAAAATAAGGAGAAAAAAATGGCAACAGAAGGTACAAAGTTCCAAGTTAACTTTAAGTTGGCAGATGGAACATTGATCAACGTATACGCTGCAACATCAGCTGAACTAGAAGGTAGCCTTGCTACCATCCAAGATACCGCTTCACTTATTGCAGCAGTATCAGGTTCACTTGGCAACGCAGGTGCAATCAACCATCTTGCAGCATCACTTGGTGCTACACCAGTAGCAGCAGCGGCACCTGCATACTCAGCACCTGCTGCTCCAACAGCACCAGCACAGCTTCCAGAGGGACACTGTAAGCACGGTGCATTGGTATGGCGTGAGTCAAAGCCAGGAGCGCCAAAGGCATGGAAGGGCTGGTTCTGCCCATCCGCTAAGGGAACACCTGACCAGTGCGAGCCTAAGTTCGTTAGATAATTTAGATGCTGTCACTTACCCAAGCGGCAGCGAAAAGCACTAACGATCATCAGTTACTGCCAGACCTTTTCCCTTCGCTACAAAGCGAGGGGATTAGGTTTCGCAGAGGACAGTTGACCATGATTGCTGGCGCACCTAACGCTGGTAAATCACTCATAGCCCTTTGGATGGCGGTGAAGATGGAAGTGCCTACGCTTTACATATCCGCAGATACCGATTCTTACACCACAGCAATCCGTGCAGCAGCAATGATTACTGGCCATCAAGTCGCCACAGTAGAAGAAGCATTTACAACTGGTGCTGGTAAAGAGTTCTACGAAAATGAACTAGCCAGCATTACGCACTTACAGTTTGACTTCGCCCCTAGCCCAACACTTGATGAGATTGATCTTGCTATCCGTGCCTACGGTGAAGCATATGGTGAATATCCCCACATGATTATTGTGGACAATGCAATGAACGTTGTCTCTATGCACAACGATGAATGGTCTGGCCTTCGTGAGATTGCCAAGGCTATGCATCACATTGCTCGTGAGACAGATGCAGGCGTAATGCTACTTCACCACACCAGTGAGGCAGAAGGAAAGCCTGACATTCCCCCAAGCCGTAAGGCTATCCAAGGCAAGATCGCGCAGCTGCCTGAGATGATTCTGACCGTGGCATTGGTGCCATACTCAGGAGAGTTTCGTGTTGCAGTTGTCAAGAATCGCTTTGGAAAACACAGCGCCACAGGTGACAAGTTCGTTACACTGTGGGCAGATGCAAGTCGTATGTCTATCTATGGTGATAGATCATCAGCTTTTGTTGCACAGACTTGGAGTGGGATTCGTTGAGTACATACGGAAAACGTAAAGGTTCAGCCTTTGAGACGGGCATACTCAAATGGCTTCGTGGCAAGGGTGTAGCGGCTGAGCGGCTTAGGTTGGCTGGCAAGGACGATGAAGGCGACATCGTTTGCATGGTCGCTGGTCAGCCCTACATCTTTGAATTAAAGGCTACGGTGAAGATGGATCTGCCACAATTCTGGCGTGAGGCTTGCGTTGAGGCAGCCAACTACGCTAAGGCTCGTGGCCTAGATGCAGTACCGCCAGCCTATGTCATTGTCAAGCGCCGCATGGCGGGGCTAGATCAGAGCTGGGTAGTCCAAGATTTGAACCAATGGTTGAAGCAAAGTGGTATCCAAGCCTGACATTGCCCTGGTGCTAGAACACTACGGGCTGAACGTTATAGACAAGCACGGCTGGGTGCCTTGCAAATGCGTCATCCATGATGATGCCCAAGCAAGTGCCGCCTACAACCTAGACAATCAGGCATACAACTGCCTCGTCTGTCAGGTACTAGGAGATGTATACACATTAGTGCAAGCAAAGGAAGGACTAAGTTTCGCAGATGCTAAACGCAAAGCAGAGAGCATTACTCACGGAAGCAGCCGAAAGATACTCCAACAATCTAACACCACAGGCAGCCTCTTACCTCGCGGGACGGGGGCTAACCAAAGAGGTGGCAAATACATTCCTTCTTGGAAGCGTCGTTGATCCAAGTGCTGGCCATGAGCATGCTGTCGGTATGCTTAGTATTCCTTATATTACTCCCGCTGGTGTGGTGGGCATCAAGTTTAGGAGATTAGATGATGGTACGCCTAAGTACATATGGCCGACAGGTCAAAAGATTGGTCTATTTAACGTACTTGATTTGCATAAGGGCGGTGACACGATTGCCATTTGCGAAGGCGAAATTGACACGATTATATTATCGGGAATGGTGGGGATACCTTCAGTGGGAGTGGCTGGCGTTTCGCAATGGAAGCCGTGGTTCCCTAAGCTCTTTGAACCATATAATCGCATACTCATTTACGCCGACAATGATGTTAAGGAAGACGGCAGGAATCCAGGTCAAGAACTTGCCAAGCGAATCAAAGAAGATTTAGACAAGGCAATTATTGTTGGCCTACCAGCCAACCGCGATGTCAACGACACCTTTTTAGACAGCGGTTCTGACTGGTTTACTGATAGACTTGCCGCCTGATGAATAAACCAAAGTTCGCTCGCATCGCTGGGCAGAAGTATAAGATCAAATACGATCTTGATGATCCAGATTCTTATGGCTTAACTGACTCTGCCACAAATACAATTCGCATACGCGAGAATCTTCCTGAAGATAAGATGATCCGTGTGTTCATGCACGAGCTGACCCATGCTGTAATCTTTGAGACACCAATGTCTACACGCAAGCGCTTTGATGTTGAAGAAGTCTGCGACATTGTTGGCTATCATATCTTCACTGCACTCAAGGACAACCCAGAGATTGTGGAATATATCCTGAGGGAGATAGTAGACGAAGCCGAAGATGCCTGAGTTTATTGGCGGTCCTAAAGATGGCGCACGGGTACCAGATGTATTGTGGATATTAGATGTTATTGAGATGGAGCATCGCCTCAGCGATGGCAGGGTAATTTTATACACGTATGTGTTAGATGAAGATACAAAGAATTGGATATTCAATGGACAAATACAAGGGGAGACAAATGAATGAGCGAGGACATGGAATTAGCCATCAAGTTGATTCAATCAATTGGGCTGAAAGTTATATCACTAGACAAGACAAGCAACCAGCTACTCGTTCAGATTCCGAATTCGCGGCCGCTGTCTGGGAGATAATGGATGAGATCGGCAATCTCCTTATCACGAAGCAGAATGATTACGGTCCTGGTAATATTAACAATGCCTTTGGCGGTCCTATTAACGGTCTGCTGGTGCGTATTGGCGATAAGTTTGAGCGTCTTAAGAACCTGTATAAGCATGGTGTATCGCCTAAGCATGAGCCTGTGGAGGATTCCTTCAAGGATATGGCGAATTATGCAGTCATTGCGCTAATGGTTCAGCGAGGGAAGTGGCCCAAGTGAATAAGTGGAAAAGGTTTAGAATTAAACTTGGCGACAGGATAGTGTGGCTAGGGTACAAATTATTAGGCCTTGGTCAGCGTGTTTCTTTTGGCAAAGATGATCCTGATTGCGGTTGTGGTTGCTTTATCTATGTGGAGCGTTGCGGATGTTTTTGCCACCACAAACTTGGATGCGATTGCAAGGATTGCCATAAGTAATGGATCTTAACAAAGCCATGGACAAGATTGAGGCGGCTAAAACAAGCGTCCCATTGGAGTCTAAAGACTTTGATTGGATGGAAGGCTTTAACGCTGGGCTTGATTGGGCTTTGCGAATCCTCAACGGAGATAAGAGCGCATCCTAATGGCTAAGAAAATACCTTACGAGAGCAAGCGCAGACATAACTACAAGACCCGCTACGGCATCAGTGTTGAAGAGTATGAGGCTATCTTTGCCAAACAAAATGGTGTCTGTGCCATCTGCGAAAAGCCCGAAAACCTGACAAAAGATGGTAAACTACACGCATTGGCTGTAGACCACAACCATGAAACGTTACAGGTGAGAGGCTTACTCTGTATGAATTGCAACACTAGGCTTGGCTACTTTGAGGGCAAGAACATCCTCGTCAAGCTGATGGCCTATCTGATGAGGCAGGCATAATGGTTGAGCCAATCCGTCAGGTATCAGGTGATGGTTCTCGTGAAGAGAAGGTAGCTGCCTATCTATCTGAGACATACTCGTGGGATCTTTACGGTACACCAAAGTATTACTTCATAGACTTTCTTGTCAACAAGAATCATGGCAACGGCTACGCCAACTACATCGGCGGGCTTGAAGTTAAAT